CTGATCTTTAATTTCAGGCACCGTTGGGTCGCATAACCAATAATGTTGTGCAATTGGGTGGAATTGAACGTTGATTGAATAACCTGTTAGTTTGTATTTGGCTCGGTAAATTGTATTACGATTTAATGCATCATTTAATACGCTTTCTTCAGTGTCTGCTATTTCATCAATAGTAGCCATAGGTGCTTCCATTTCTTCTTGGGCACCTGCCATATTAGCAAGATAAGCGTCCATTTTATCTTTGCCTAATTGTGCTTTTTCAGCACCAAGATTTTGTTGCACTTCAGCCATAGCCTTTTCCATGTCAACACTGATTTGTCGTTTGCTCTGTCGTAAAGTAGTTAGTCCTGCTTCACTGGCTTGTTGTTCAAAGGCTTTTAATTGGTCATTAGTTCCCTGAGTTTCTACATAACGAACGATTTGTTCTCTGATAGGCTTGATCATCATCATGCCATTTTTGTGCATGTTAGCATCCATGATCCAACGCTCTAAAATAAAGTGCGGATCATTCATCTGATTGACAACCTTCGATACCATATCCGTGGCTTGTTTAGCGGCTGCTTCATCATCTTCACCGTCGGCTACGAATTCAAAGTTTATTTCACCACCTGGCATCAATCCTTTGGCAATAACCGCTGTAGTATAATCTACAACTGGTTTTACCGTGGGGTGAATGTAGTCAATGCCACTAACAGGGGCAGTACTATCTGTGACTGCCAAGCATAGATAGTGATAATCTGATGCTCTGTTGACAGCATTTTTGGTGCCAAGATAGCGTAAGTAAGAAGCCATCTTGACATCTAATAGATTTTTCAAACGCACGAAGTTAGCGTTTTGTTTTCTATTTTGGTTGATGTCTTGTAGAACGGTGTTTTTTATGTCAAGCATAATGAATGAATACCTTTAGTTATTGTATTATTTAGCGTTTTTTTCAGGCACTGGTAAATTGGGCTTTTCTTCTTTTGGATCTTTTTTTCCAAAAATAGCATCCCAGTTGTCTCTAATTTTTTGTGTATCTTCGCGTCTGCGATTACTTCCTTTTCCCAATTGTTGCTCCTACATCTAAAACGGTTTGTATTTTTTCCAGTTCTTCTGGACTAATCATAACAAAAAAATCTCGCCAGCCTAATTCTGGAACATATTTTCTTATTTTTAAACTATATTGATCTTCGCTAAATTTTTTTAATGATAAATCTAATTTGTAATCTTCTCTATCAGTTATATTTGCCATTGGTGTTCTCCCTGGGTGTAGTGTGACATATTGTTGCATTTCATTTCCTTTAATTTGCTGAGTAGGTTTTTTTCCAACTCGGTTTGTTGCTATCATCATATTTAACATATCTTTCTCTATGTGATCGCATACGCTGTTGTGGGCTTCTGTCATCCCAGGGTTCTGCTATGCCTTGTAATACAGCAATAAGAGCATAACGGCAACTATCGATACAATCATCGGGGTCACTGAATCTTCCTTTCTCATCTACAAAGTAATTTTGTGCTTCACTTAAAAAGTTGGTGCAATTTTCATTGACATATAACGCACCAGTTTCAAACATCTGTCGCATCTGGTTTATACCATAACTTTTATGGTTAGTCTGTTTGCCATTGGCATCAGGCGGATTCATAATAGCCTTGTCATGGACATTGAGTTCATATCCTTCAAATAATTCTCTGATACTACTTGAACTCATGGTGTATCTGCCACTAGTATTAGCATCAGCAGGTAAAACAATAGGACAGCCAAAAACTTCAGGGCGAAGTAAATGATTGACATACTGCGTAGGGACAGCCTCTTCGATGCCTTGTATAATAATTTGTCTATGTAAGTAAGCAATTCTTTCATGTGGTTCCCAGAACATTAGTGATATAACCGTTTTGTCATTGACCAAACCTAGATCAAGTGCTATAACACGTTGAATATTTGGCATCCTGCTAAAATCTATTTCACCAGTTTTGTAAGTCACTGCTGTCCAATCTGATAACTGGAATACAGCACCTTTGCCCATTACGGGTTTACCCGCTATTCGGGCTTCTCGTTCATGTGGCAAATAATCTCGTTCAAGTTGTCGTCTGGTTTCTTTTAACAAAAACGGCTGACCCCAAGGATCAAATTCTGGAACATCATCCCACGACACCCTAATATAATTATAACCTTCTTCTCGGTTCCAAAATTTACTTACAAGTCCATTCAATCCTTTAAGTGGAGTAAACGAACATAAAACCTTTCCTTGCGTAGTTGCTGTTCGAGTGACAATCTCACTGAAGAAATCATCTGGTGGTTGCTCATCAAAGACTGCCAAATTGAGTTTAAAACCTTGTAGTTGTCTGACCTCCTGCGTATAATTTGCAAATAACAAATAACTATTACTGCCACTATTGTGACGAATCTCAACACCGATGCAGTTGGCACCGTCATTTCGCATAGTATCAACAACGATACAATTACGGGGAATAGCACCAGTTCCCAAGTTTTCAGTAATTTTAACATCTTGACTCCCTAGTAATTCATTTTGTAATACCAATGCTACCTGTGACCAGCCTTCGCCTGCTACCATACAAGTTATTGGTGTATTAAATCTATGACCTGTCCACCATTCTGGGTATTGTCCAGTTAGGTGCATGGCTGTTTCATAACAAGTACTAACCGTTTTACCAATCCTGTTAGCAGCCAAAATACCACGCCTGTCTGATTTACCAGTGGAAAAAAATGTCTTTTGGTGTTCAAACGGTCTAAAGTATTTTAACTGATTAAACTTCATGTCTTCAGCAACCGTAATAGCCAAATCCATCAAATTAGTTTTTAATGGATCGGCTATGGTTTTAAGACTATCAATAGTAAGATTGTGTTCATCCACGCTGTAGCGTAGTGCTCTTGCCATCAATACATCTTGTCCTATCATTAGTCAGCCTTTAAATCTTGTCTGACCTGATGGACATAAAACATTGCTTCTGCAAGATCATTGATTTCACTGCAACTCAACAACCAAGTATCTGGGTTTTGTAAATCAGTGTTATCTAATTTAGTCAAACCCATTTGCAATCGCTCTGTAATTAAACGAAGGATATGCTCTACCTGATTTGGATATTTTTCAGCAAACGCTATACGATGACTGGCATTGATCTTTTGTAAAATTAAAGTGTCTTTGACCATACGGTCTTGTTCTAGTTGATGTTGTTGCCCATCACGGACTTGTCTGTCTATATTCATTATCGATTATCCATTCCCCATGGGTCAACGATAGCATCATTGTTAAACTGACCAAAATCACGGTCAACGAATGTATCCCATAAGTTGCCAGCATTGATTCTCATGCTTTGCATCATAGTGCGTAGCCTGCGTCCAACTGGTGTCAGCGTACCATCTTCACGCTGAACCATTTGTTCGCCTGTGGCACTACCAATCCATTTAATAATTTCAGGACGCTCTCTGCCATATTTGTCAATTTTAGTGCCTGTGGGTTTTTGTTCCCAGGGTCCATTGATTTCATAACTGATAACACCGTTGTTATATTTGCGGAATGTGCAATGACATTTTTTACCTAATGCCCTGTAATCTGGGTCAGGATGTGGAACAAACGGACTAAAGAAGTAATTTTGTAATTCGCTTTCAGCAGGTAATTCTGGATCTCTGGCTGGAATCGGTGGCATTGGCTCTTCAGGCACCATGTCTGCTTTGTCAATATATGGATTATCGTCGCCAATAAACTTGCTGTCAATTTCAACGCCATTGAGTGCGTCCATGGCTACTTGATACTTTAGTTTGTTTGCTCTGCCTTTAAGATTGAGAACAATACCTGTTTCATCAAAAACAAATCGTTCTAATTCTCGAGCAGTAGGGAAGTCAGTCATTAGACCTTCTAAATCATATTCAGCGTTAGTGACTGCTTTAGGGGCTACTGGTTTTTTTGCGGGTTTAGCCAAATCTACTGCTGTGTGAGTAGTTGGTTGTGGTTCATCTTTCCACGGATTTTCTGTTGTGTTTGTTGTCATTTCGTTTTCCTTTCATAACTATACAAAACAAGAGCAGTCTTGGACTGCTCTATTATTTACTCTTTAAAATTACTTTTTTGGAGATTTATACTTGCTAGGTAGTCGGCTACCATTAGCAGTAGAATTTGTTTTTGGTCCAATGCTGTCATGTAAACCTTCAACAGCAGGATCAATAAACGGCTTCATACCACGACCACGATTAGCAACTGCATTAGTGACCATGTCTGCCAAGGCTGATTTTTCATTAC